AAGAAAGAGAAGAGAGAGAAAGAATTCCTCTTTTTTCTCTTCTTCTTTTTTAACTGCTTCTGCCATAATACTTGGGATATGCAGCCCTATTTAGAAGATTAATATTTCTAGAAGGAAGGTATTCCAAACCCTTCACCAACAGGAGGTATAGCAGCATCTGGTGTACCACCAAGATCAGGTAGTCCTCCACCAACTATTCCACCAAGGCCACCGGGCATGACAGATTCCATAATCTTACCTTTAACATCTTCGATGATTGCATCCTTTCTGATGAATACATATCCACCAAGACCAACTACTCCAAGTGCAACTGCACCTGAGAAGATAGCGATTCCATTAATAATTTTTTGCATTTTAATAACCGTAATAACTTAAAAAGTGTTGAATAATACCATCACAATTTAGATTTCCAGAGGAGACCCAGTTGTCAGCACACTCATAAATGATATGACTTTGGTATTTAGGGATTCCCTGTTCATTGTTTTTAGCACCAAACTGACCTAAGAGAATTCTCAGTGCTTCTTGCCGAAGCAACATTTGATGAGGAGTATAATTATATGTCATACTCACTACCTTTCCCTATAAACTCTAGGGAGTAAATATCATGATCGGGGTCATCCATTTCAATCCATTCTTCAAATTCTTTGTATATAGCATGTTTATCACCAATCGGAACTACTGATTCAAGTCGATTAATAGACCATTCACGAGTCCTGTTTAGTGTTTGCTTCAAAGTTACCATAATCTTTACGCATATAGCGTCCTAGTATGTTGCTATTATAGTACTTTGGTGTCCCATCGTCAAGTGCTTCCATTAACACATTGTGAATAAACAACTGTTTTGTCTCTTCGTAGTTTACTTTTCCAAGGGTTGTATGGAGACTTAGGATTTCTCTTCGGAAAGAACTTCTACCAATGCGCTTAATATCCTGTTTAAGTTCTTCAGAGCTACCAAAGTATCGTTTCCAGTCTGATTCGCTTGTGACTTTACGCTTTCCTCCTTTTGGCTTTCGTTTCTGCACGAAGTACTTTCTGCCGATATAGGATTTCCCATTGATGGTGTTGGTGATGCGATAGACGAACCCATAATAGTCCCCGATATCATCAGAGGTAAAAGGAGTGCCTTCGTAAATCCAAGGGTTTTCATAATCAACTTGCTTGTCAGTCATTTAATTATAACATCACAATACTATCTAGTCAATAAAAAAGAGGGTTGTTTAGACCCTCAGATTGTTTGATTTTCTATCCATTCATATGGATCTATGTCACCAAATAGTTTATGACTATGTTTTGCGCAATCCAAATACGCTTGAATACAGTCATCAACTTCATCATAATTTAAACCCTGAGAATGTGTCTTTCTTAACATCCTGTTTGATTCCTCCAACGACATAGCTTTCTACCTCTGTTTCTTGTGGTGCAACTTGTAATCCTTTAGATGAGATCCAATGCTGTGTCCAAGGTAGTGGGTTTGCTCTTTGAGCAATGTCGTATACTGGTTTAAGACCAACTGCTTTCATTCTTTTATTTGCAATCCACTCAACATATTGTTGAAGTAATTTTTCGTTAAGACCAATCATTGATCCATTCTTAAACAAGTACTCTGACCACAACTTTTCTTGATTTACAGCATTTTCAAAAGTCTTATAGAACCATGCTTCCTCCTCTTTGTAAATTTTCTTCATGTCTGGGTCATCCCCATCTCTCCACTTATTCAGTATCTGTTGAGTAATGACTAAGTGTTGGTTTTCGTCTCTGGCGATAAGAGAAACGATTTTTGCCGATCCTTCCATGAGCTTAAGTTCGCCAAATGCAAACGAGCATGCGAAGGAGACATAGAACCTAATTCCTTCCAGAATGTTGACATTTGCAACTGCTCGGAAGAGTTTTCTTTTGAGTTCATAAGTTGTTGATTCAGATACATAAGAACCTCTCCATCCTTCTTTCCACATGTTACTTTGATCGTATTCATGTGCAGAATTAATAAAGTCATCATATGCTTGAGTCACACTTTGTGCTCTCTCAAGTATTCTATTATCACTTAAGATAGTATCAAATACATCAGATGGGTTGGAGTAAACATTCTTAATGATGTATGTGTAAGAACGACTATGGATCATCTCCATAAACTCCCATACTTTCATACATCCTTCCAACTCAGGTAGAGAACAATATGGCGCAAATGCCATACCGGGGCCTCTTCCCTGTACAGAATCTAACATCACCTGATACTTTAAGTTACTGGTGAAGATATGCTTCTGCTCTGGACGAAGTAACTGATAATCACTTCTATCCTTTTGGAGAGAGACTTCCTCTGGTCTCCAGAAATACCCTAACTGTTGAGTAGTTAATCTCTCAAAAACAGGGTACTTATAGTTATCATATCTTTGGATTCCAAGTGGTTTTCCAAAGAACATGGGTTGCTTTGTTGTCTCAACTTCTTCTGTATTGAATACAGTCATAGAGTCAACTTTTTTCATTTTCTCACCTGAAGTTGTTTTAAATTTTACAAGACTCACAGTCTTCTTCCTCCTCTAAAATACAAGAAACTAATTCTCCTAAATCTGTTGATTGTGCTGGTGGTTCCTCAATCTCATCAGTCTTGATGTCATAAGTATTCTGATAGTAACTTGTCTTCCAACCGTACTTGTAAGTGGTTAAAAGATCCTGTGCCATCACAGAAACTGGAACTTCGTTGTCTGGATAATGCTCTGGATTATAACTCCAGTTGCCTGATATCGCTTGATCAAAGAACTTTTGCATAACTGCAACGACATTGATATACCCCTCATTGGACTTCATGTCCCACAAGAGTGTATAGTTGTTCTTTAAGTGTTGATATCCGGGTACAATTTGTTTCAATGGCCCTTTCTTTGACTTTTTGATTGACAAATATCCTCTAGGTGGTTCTATCCCATTCGTAGCGTTTGATACTACAGAACTGCTCTCGGATGGCATTTGCGCTGAGAGAGTTGAGTTCCTTACTCCGTATAATTTAACTTGTTCTCTGAGATATTCCCAATCATAATTAAGGTCATTTGAAACGATTTCATCCACATCCTGTTTATATGTATCAATCGGAAGAATTCCATTTGCATATTTTGTATTTGCAGAATACTCACATGCTCCTTTATGTTTTGCAAGGTTCACAGTGGACTTAATTAAGTAGTATTGGAATGCCTCAGAAAGGTCATGTACGGACTTCCATGCCTCTGAATCGCCATAGGATTGACCGTTCTTAGCAAGGTAATGTGCAAGGCCAATATAACCTATCCCAAGCGATCTCCGCGCTCTGGTGGCGATGGCAGCAGCATTGACGGGGTACTCTTGAAAATCAATGAGTTCATCAAGACTCCTAACAGCAAGATCACAAAGAGTTTCGAGATCGGATAGATCACGAATCTTACCGACATTAATAGCACTAAGAATGCAAAGAGCAATTTCACCAGTTTCGTCATCAATATGTTGTATAGGTTTTGTTGGTAATGTGATTTCCTGACATAGGTTACTCATCTCCACTTTATCAGTAAACGATGAGTGACTATTACAGTGGTCAATGTTCATCAAATATAGTCTACCAGTCTCTGCTCTCTCTTTCAAGATATCAAGTATCAGTTCTTGTGCATCTACCTGTGTCTTAGGTATAGACTCATCATTCTCATATTTTACATATAACTCATCAAAAGATTCTGTACCAAAACTATCGTAAAGCCCTGCCACATCATGAGGAGAAAAAAGCGTAATCTTGCCATTGTCAATAAACCTTTGATAAAATAATGCACTCAACTGAATTGAGTAATCTAACTTTCTAACTCTATTATCTTCGGTTCCTTTGTTGTTCTTAAGAACAATTATATCTTTTATTTCTTGGTGCCAGATTGGAAAGTGGACAGTTGCTGATCCACCTCTGATGCCATTTTGAGTGCAGCATCTGACAGTTGATTCAAACTTTTTGAGAAACGGGACGACACCTGTGTGTTGAACTTCTCCACCCCTGATTTTAGCGTTGATCCCCCTGATCCTACCAGCGTTGATACCAATGCCAGCCCTTTGTGCGACATACTTACCAATGGCCATGTCAGAAC